CGGCGGGGGTCAAGCCGGTGCAAGTGCCATTGTTGATGTTGATGTTCAGGGTTGCGTCATTGGCGGCAGCCACAAGGCGGGTCAATACCACCTGTGCGCCGACCCCACCAACCGCAAAACGCGCGGTAATATTTGCCTCAGCCGCAAGCGCCGTGCGGATTTTACCCGCCACGGTATCAGCGGTATCATTAAACAACACGGCTACGCTGGTTGTAATCGGACTGCCGGTCATCCCCGCCGCAGTGGTGATAACGGTCGCATTACCGGCCCCGGCAATCGTGCCAACTACCGTCGCGGTTTCAACCTGCGCAGTACCCATTCGAAATTGAGTTCCATAAGCTGCATTTTTTGCCATATTTACTCCTCGTGCCAGATGATGTAATCGGCACTGTACCGATGGATTTTCACCTCTGGCGAATATTCGTATCTTTCATCATCTGTCAGGGACGCTTGCACAGTCACCAGATTCACAGTTCCCATTGTGCCTTTGTAACCATTGAGCGCGGCACGGACTGCATCGATGATCGCTTTTGCGCTGGTATTGGTTTCGGCCCACGCGTCAAACTGAAATCGTGGGTGGGCTGTTCCGCTTGCGCCGCTGGTGTCGTGGGTGATAATGCGCGGGGTTGATATGCGCTGATAGGTCAGACACGGCAGGGTTGATGTTTGCGAGATGAAACCGGGGTAAACGCGCGTGCTGATCAAAGCAGTCAGCCCGGCATTGGCTTTCAGATGGGCGGTCAATCCTTCTTCAATGGTGATCATTTGAGCAGCCTCATAATCTCCCGGTTCAGCGTTATTTCAATCGCGGCCCGGATTTCGTTCATGTGTTCATCCACCGCCGGGCGCAGGTATGGGCGGGGATGAAGCTCTACTGATTTAGCAAATGCGCGTTTACCATCCGCGCCGATCCAGCTCAGTGCCTTCGCAAAGACCGGTTTGATGACCCCGCCAAGCTCCTGAATACGCCCGTAAATCACGGTTGGCCCCACGTTGACCACCGGCTTTGTTCCACCGGCGACCTGTTCCACGATGATAGAGTTTGCGAGATCGTTGTTGGCGTTGCTCGAAAAAACGCTGTTGGCGTTGATCATTGCGTTTGCGCGGATGACTTCACCACCTGCGCGCACGGCATGGGATAGCGCTTCGCCCCTGTCAAGGTTGTCAAGCAGCTTGATTTTGCGGCTGAAGTCGCTCATATCAATCTTTACGGTGGCTGTTTTCATACATTCACCTTGCGGAGTTCCACACGCACACCAGACGGGCCGCGTCTCACCGGGGCGCTCACCTCATACAGCAGCGCAGTCCCAAGCGTTTCGCCGAATCGTTTTGTTACCCGGATTTTGTCCTTCACGTCAATGCTTGTGCCAATCGGCAGGCGGGCGGTGGCGTCGTAGGTGGTCACGGTCATATCGGTTCCGTGTCGCTCGCTTCCGGGTCGCATGTCCAGACCCAGCAAAATCGCGGTGGCATCCTCGGTGAATGTCTCAACCATTTCGCCAAAGGAATCGGCTGCCGCAGACCTCCGCTGAATGTAGCCGGTGTCCATCATGTGACCATCTTGGGCCGTGCGCATGTTTGCCAGTTCGCTCGCGCTGAACATTAGTCACCATCCTCTGGTAAGTTCCCGATCCAGCTAAAATCGCTGTTGTTTTCTTCCGGCTTTTTGTGCTGCACAATAGTGCGCATACTGCGCTTACCCCGGTAGTACTTGGCCTGTTTCATTGCCATATCGTACATTTGCGACCGGCTGTAATTGCCGCCGTCCGCCGAAAAGTCATATTGTACGGCCACGCTCGCGGCTTTTTCTTCCCAGATATCAGCCGCAGCCGCCGCCAGATCATAGGTTGACACCCATTCGGTATTGGTCACTTTTGCGGGCGGCGTTGCGCTCGACCACGTGTATGGTTCCTCTCCGTTCTCGTCCATCAGCGGGTAGGCTTCGATGAACGATATAATCAGGATGTCGCTATACGTTGTGGTGGTCGGTTCGGCCACCATTCGTCTTACCTGTGCTATCTGTGCGGCGGTTGCGGTCATGGTTTCACCTACACCCGGAGATACTCAACATACAGAGTACCGGTCAGGCCAGCAGTCGAAGCGGAGCCGGTGAAGGTGATATATTTATCGGTCGTCCACAGCGCTGGGGCGGTGATTTCGGTCTTTGCGGTTGCCTGAATTGCAGAGGCGTTGTACATCTTGCCAGCTACGGCGGCCATTGCCAGATCGTTCACAATGTCGGTCGCTTTGGTGGTGGCATTTGCAGCCACACCCACGCCCAGATTGGCTGCGCCGGTGCTGTTGGTTGCGCCGTAGAATACCGAACGGGTGATAATCAGGCTCACGCCTTCGGGGTTGGCAACTGCGCCCAGCCCGCCGTTATCGGTCGAGGCCGCGCCAGTCAGGGCGATTGACATCCAGCCCTTGCCTTCGGAGTTAATAGATACGGTCATTTTTCATACTCCTTTCGAGTAATTATGCGATAGTAGCCTGGTGGCTGCCGGTGATGTACCAGTAACCGCCATAAGCGATAAGCGAGAGTGAATCGCCAACCACGCCAGAGAACGTGCAAACATCCTCACCGTTTCCGCCATTGCCAAAGCCGCCGGTCAGGGTCACGGTGTTAGCCTGGGTTTGGCCGGAAACGATGGTCAGCCGTTTGTAATCGTCAGTGGTGGCGGTCGGGTTTGCCAGCGTTGCGGCGACTACGCCCGCAACGGTTTTGGCAATCACGCACACACCGTTTTTGACAGTGATCGCGCCGTCCGCTTCAAGCAGTTGGTATTCAAAGTCATTGCGGTTCAGTTCTGCGGCGGTGGCGGTCACGCCATCGACAATGTTCAGTTCAGCAGCAGACGATGAAACCGCGGTTCCGCTGACCTTGATGCCACCAACGAAGTCATACAGCGCTTTTACTTTTTTCGGGAAAAATCCCATGTTACACCTCCTAAGCGGTCAGCACGGAGAATGCGCAGCGGTTCGCGGCGGTCGCCTGCATATAGTTGAGCGGGTTCGGCAGTGCAAAGCCAAGGCGCATCACGGCGCGCAGGGCGACCATGTCCTGTTGGGCAAGGTTGTAGATGATGTTTCCGCCAGCGTCTTGGATGACGGCCTGATCCAGAATCTTCCAGGTGATATCCTGCCGCATAGCGTAGACCAGTTGATCCCACTGCCCGGCAAACAGGAGAGATGACGCGGCGGCAACGGTTCCATCAGTCGGGAAGTAGCAAGGCACGCCGTCAATTTCATAGCGGGTGCGGTCCTGAATCGATCGGTTGAACATCGGATTCCCGTTGCTATCGCGCATATTGCGCAGTTTTCCGTACATCGCAGTATTAGCAATAACACCGGTCGGCATGAAGCCGTCGGCTTCGACCTGCATAAAGACACCACCCACGCCAGCGGCGGTCTCACCAAGCAGGGCTTCGTAAAGATCGGTGTATGCGGCGGCGCTCACGACCTGTGATGCGGTGTTGGCAACGGCCAAGAGACCGGCCCCGCCCAGATTGGTAGTCCAGCTTGCGGGGATGTTGGTCCCGTACAGCACGGCGGCGGTGATGGCGCGCGAGAAGGCTTTTTCAACTTCCGGACGGACCTGATCCCAAATGGGATACTGGGCATCGTCCAACACATTTTCAGGGATAGAAACAATAACGGCCAGTTCCTCGGCATCGATGTACTTGTTGGCCCAGTTCACTTCGCTGGTCTGTTTCAGGCCATTGTCGCCATTGACAAAATAAGCGCTTGCGAACGAGGACAAAACCGGCATCCGCTGTTGAGCGGTGGACATGTTCGGCAAGCGCCGGGCAAGCTGCATAACCGGGTTCATGGTCGGCAGCGCCATAGTAATCTGCGCGGCCACATCCTCGGGAATGAGAGCGGCGGCATCAGTGCGTGAAATAACATTGTTGTAAGGCATTTCTTAACTCCTTTTCGTTTATTGCCCCCGACCGGCTGCGCGCCGGATAAGGGTATCCATTGATTGTTTCGGCGGTAAGCCCGCGCCGGTTCCACTGCCAGCATTAGCTTCGGCAACCTTGACCCCAAACAATTCCGGGGCTTCGGCGCGGATGGCAGTCCAATCCGGGCGGCCTTGCCGATCATACAAATTACCGGCTTGCTGCCAACGCGTAGGCGGCTTTAGGGTTGCGGCAACCGATCTCCGGTTTGTTTGCCTCATCCAAAAACGCCAGCCTCTTTTCGGTGGCTTCAAGCCTTGATAGCGTTTCGGTCAGTTGCGTTTCAAGCTCGCTGCCCTTCTCGGCTTTCTTCACTGCGTCCCGCAGTTGCGCGGCGAGGTTGTCTCGTTCCTCACGTGTCGCCTTGACCGTGTTCTTGAGGCCGCTAACGTGAGCCTCATACGCGGCCTTAACCCGTTCATCCTGCCCGCCGAGGAAGTCATCAAAATTTATTGGCTGTCCTTGCGCTTCGGTCTGCGCGGGTTGTTCTGTCTGATTATTAATGATCTGTTCCGGCATCTCGCCTGTCCTTTTCCGGCATCTCGCCTTTTGTGTTTTCATTGTCTATCACGATTGACAGGGATATTGTCCCGTCCATCATGTAGTTCACTTCAAAAATACCTTTTTCACCGCTCACCGTCTCAAATAACACCTGTCGTTTACGCGGCTTTATTTTGTTTTTCATCATTTACCGATCAACTCTTTGATGGTCGCCACGCGGGGGGAATCTCCCCACACGTCCGAGCGCGTCCGCTTTGATAGGTCTGCAAGTTTTATCTGTCCGTCTTTCCATAGCGCAAACTTCTCCGGCCCCATGCGGGCTATTTGTTGTTCCGGGTTCAGGTTTACAAACCATTCCGGGCCGGTTTGCCAGCGCGGAGACGGAACGTCTTTGAGATATGGCACGGCTACACAATTGTGTGATATAATACCGTTACTGATGTACCATTCCTCTTGTGTCTGCAAGGAGTAAACATGTCCCGAATATGTTCTGATACCGATTTCAACAACGCCGTCCAAGACTATATTGCTGGCGATAGCGCCGAGGTCTCTGCCCGCCGGTGGCACGCCTCCCCAAAGAGATTGACGGATTATCTCAAGTCCAATGGGCTGTTCAGGAGTAAATCCGAAAGTGCGGTCATTAAGTCGCGTAAACTTTCCGCCGTCTGCTGGAATAAGATCATCTTGCCATCTGCTGATATTTGTTCCCTGTACACCTCCGGGGAATCCGAACTTTCCATTTCCAGAAAGTTTAATGTTAGCAGGAACGTTATAACTAGAATTCTTACCGAAAACTGTGTCCAGAGACGGGGTAGAAAATCCGCCACCATTCTCAGATTTTCCAAAATGGGAGAAACCGAAAGAAAACTCATTATGCTGAAGGCCCAAGAATATACACGCGGTAAGAAACTCCCTTATGAACATCTTTGCCGTATTGCCGCTGGCGTTGAAAGGAATAGATCCAACGTTTCTGCTTCCGAAGAAAAACTCAATCATATGCTTTCTGTAAGAAGGATCAAAACCGTTCCACAAAAGGCGATTGGCAAATACAACGTCGATATCGCCGTCACCGATCCCGCCGTTGCCATTGAGGTTTTTGGTGGAGCGTGGCACGCTTCCAAGCCGAAACATATTGAAAGAACTAGGTATATTCTCGACTGTGGTTGGAACATGGTTTTTGTCTGGTCTCATAACACCAGAAGCCCTATCGCCCCAGCCTGTGCTAACTACATTGTCGCCTTTCTTGATGAACTTCGCAGAAACCCACCCTCTTGTTGTCAATACAGGGTGATTAGGGGTGACGGTAAGGAGCTTTCCAGAGGCTGTTCTAATGACGACAACATCGCCATTGTAGTTAAGGGTTATGAAGGCGGTAGGAGATGAGCAGTCGATAATATTTCCGGGTATTTCTGCCTTCCCACGCGGGTGGTCTGACAACTCCTCGGCCATGTCAAACTTTTCGCCGTCGCTCATCAAACATGCCATGCAAGCGGTCTCTTTCTTGACCAACCGCTTGAAGCCAATCACCACGCCCGATTCCCGGTATTGCTGGACATTGGCCGTCCGGTAGGCTCTGGCCGTCTCGGTTCTAGCAATCAGCATAGCCCGCTCAAGTCCCATGCCCATGCCATTTGCCATATCTCGCGCGGTGGCCGATGATCCTTTACCCATTGCAATGCCGTTGATCAACGCTTTTACCAGACCGTCAACCGCGTCCGGGTAGGATTCTTTGAGCAACTTATAAAGCGGTGAACCGTCACCCGCCAGCCCGATAATGGACGAAACCGCAGACACGTTAATCCTTGTAAACGTTCCACCAAGCGGCCCATAACTGGCGCTGATTGACTGTTGCGCCGCATCAATCCCCAGTGTGGCGTAT